TACCAAGCAGCCAATCAAGAGCGTCGCGACCAAACCACTTTTGCATTGGTCCGCTAATCGCCTGAATCATTCCCATTCTTGTGGTGGCTTACGCAATGCAACGGGCGCATGTGAATTTCGGATCTGAGGATTAGGGAAATGTCATCAACAACACGAAATGGAGGCAACCGCACGTCAGGGCAGGACAACTTCCCGATAGATGGTTTGCCGTCTCGTCCTAACGACTGGGGCAAGAACGAAAAAGCTGAATCAACGGCTTGGACGCATCTGCTCAATCAGATACCCGCAGAGCTTTTGCGGTCAAACGACACTTATCAATTGCGGATTTTGTGTGAGTTGATTGTTCGTGAGCGCAAGTTGGCAAAGATGCTTCGCGACGATGCGACGGACCTGCCAACTAACCGGGCTCATTTGCAGGTGGCTCAGCAAATTAGTCGCTTGTCAGCAATGTATGGATTGTCGCCGATTGATAGGCGTCGCATTCGATTAGAACCGCAAAAGCCTGACGATGACGCGGATGATTGGGCAAACGGATGATTGCAGATGCTTTCTACGAGACGCTTAATCGCTACATCGACGGAGTAATGACCGGCGAGATAGTGGCTTCTCGTGCTGTGAAAGCATGTGTTGAGCGACACTTAAAGGATTTGAAGCGTCAATCTACAAGCGACTTCCCATACCATTTTGATAACATCCACGCAGCCAAGGTTTGCCGCTTCTATCCACAGGTTCTACGCCATTCGATCGGTCGTTATGCAGGAATGCCGTTTGAGCTTGAACCGTGGCAGATGTTTTGCGAGGCAGTTATTTTTGGATGGAAGCGAGACGCAGACGGCACCCGTAGATTTCGCCGTGCTTATGAAAGCGTTGGTCGTAAAAACGGAAAGTCTACGCGTGGAGCTGGTCGAGCGCTCTTTCATGCTCGCTACGATCACAATCCAGTTGCGGCTGCGAAGATGGGTCGCACGTTTGTTCCTGAACCTGTAAGTCAGGTTGTGCTTTGTGCAACAAAAAAGGAACAAGCGGAGCGTGTTGTTTACGCTGAAATTGAAAGGATGCGACGTGCATCAAAAGCAATTACAAACGCATCAACGGACATTCGGCGTCAACTGCGATTCAGTGACAATGATGGTGAAATTATCTGCGTCGGATCAGATAAGCCTTATGACGGTCTGAATCCGCACGCAATCATCATGGACGAGATACACGCCTGGTGCGAGTATCACCGACCGTTTTATGACACGATGGTGACAGGTTCAGGTTTCCGCGATCAGCCGTTAATTTCATACTTGACGACTGCGGGTAACGATCAGTCCTATTTGTGGCTTGAAATCTACAACTACTGCAAGCAAGTGCTAAGCGGCGTGGTGCAGGACGAATCTATTTTCGCTTTTATTGCGGAACTGGATGAAGGCGACGACATTTTTGACGAGTCACTATGGGGAAAGGCGAATCCAAACCTAGGAGTGAGTGTTGGCGTCGAATACTTGCGAGAGCAGGCGAGAGAAGCCAAGTCGTCCGCAATCGCTGCGAATCGATTCACTCGTTACCACTGCAACCGAGTCGTGACGTCGACAGAAAAAGCATTTGACCTAGAAGAATGGGATTCTTGCGACGAAGAACTGAGCGACTGGAAAAGAGCCGATGCGGTTTGCGCGGCTGTTGACCTTGGGTCCCGTGACGACTTAGCGGCTTATTCGTTGTGTGCTCGCTTCCCGATTGACTCAGATAGCGAAAAGCAGGTTTATCGATATGAGATTATCAGCCGTTGCTACATTGCCGAGGACACAGAGCGAGATTTGAAAAAGCAGCCGTTCGCAGAATGGGTATACGCCGATATGATTAGGAAGCGGAAGCACGCTGTTTCTGAACTTCGCGACGACCTGATAGAAGACTGCAAAAACTACAACTGCGACACAATAGGATATGACCCATCAGGAGGTATGTTTTTGTGCGAAGCGATAGAGCAGGAAGGATTCACGGCGGTGAGAATTGGACAGAACGGGCAACAGTTTAATGAGCCGATTCGCGACATGATTCAGTGTATTCGTGAGAAGCGATTTCGACACGGCAACAATCCTGTTCTTCGATGGGCGGCTGGTAATGCGATCATCATTAAGAACAGGCAAGACAGGTGGATGTTCGACAAGGGGAGTTCGTCACAGAAGATTGACCCCATAGTAGCCAGCGTGATGGCGTTTCGTCTTTGCTCAATTGCTCCAGAGCGGCCTACCGGAAGTTTGTATTTATAGGGATGCAAGAATGGGAATGATTCAGGCGATTAGCGGACCAATGCAAAAGTGGTTTGGTCGCGACGCTCTTGATTGGCTGCTTGGTAGTTCTAGCGAGAAAGCAATCAGCAGTCGCGACACGCTCACACTTCCAGCAATTTGGAATGGTGTTTCTCGCATTGCTGGACACGTTTCACAGTTGCCAATCAACGTTTATGAAGCGACTTATGACGGCGATGAAAAGGTTGGAGGCAAACGAAGCCGTAGCCACAATGCACACTGGCTGATGATGCGACGACCTAACGCATACCAGACGCCAGTTGTGTTTCGCGAACAGGTCAGCAAAGACAGCTTGCTTGATGGCAACGGTCGCGCGGCACTTATTCGCAGCGGAACGCGAATTATGGAGATGATACCGCTTGACCCAAACAGAACCGTTACGGCGATGGTCATGGGCGAGAAGTATCACGCAACACGCCCTGGTCCAGACGATCGATTGCGTCTGTTTTACGAAACCGAGAACACCGACAAACACTGTTTAATCCTGTTGACAGATAGCGAGGTTTTGCACATTCCTGGGTTGTCGGATAACGGCATATCTGGCATTGCGCTAAAAGACATTGGCCGTCGCAATCTCGGTATGAGTATCGCCGCTGAAAAGCGACTTGGCACACAAATGGAAAAAGGATTTGCTGGCAATCTAATGCTTGAAGCGCCGCCAGGAGTTTTTGCTAAGCAAGCTGACGCGGAAGAGTTTTTGGATGCATTTGAGAAGCGGCACAGCTCACCAGACAAAGCCGGTAAGGTCGGGATGCTTCGCAATGGACTTAAAGCCAATCTCCTAGCGATGAACAACAAAGACGCGGAGATGACTGATTTGCGCAAGTTTGCACGTCAGGACGCAGCACTTTGGCTCGGACTTGAGCAGATACTAGGGGACGATTCGAGCGTTTCTTACAACAGTTTGGAGCAAAAGTTACTGGCTTACCTCATGAACTGCCTGAATCGATGGCTAAAGCGATGGGAGGAGGAAATCGAGTGGAAGCTGCTTTCTAAGAGCGATTTTGCGGCAGAGCGTTACTATGTTCGGTTTAACACGGCAGCGTTGCTTAAAAGCGATTTTAAGACCACTATCGAATCACTTTCGCAGGCAATCACGTCAACGATTATAAGCCCCAACGAGGCGAGGTCGAAACTCGACATGAATCCTCGTGACGGTGGCGACACGTTTGCCAATCCAGCGATCACGCCAGGGCAGGCAGATACTGAGCCAACGTCAGCGGATGACCCAAAGGACAACCAAGACGAAACCCAGCCTACCAACGCAACGCGGAAGGCTACACAGGTTCTTTTTGGTCGTTTAGTTGGCATCGAAGCCAAGCGTGCAGTTTCGGCAGCGGAGAAAAGCAAAAACTTCTGCAATTGGATTGATTCTTTTTACGCGAAGTGGGAAACAAAGCTTGCGGGAGACATTGAATCGGTTGGGGGTGATCGCGATTTGGCAACAACTCACTGCGCAGAAAGTAAAGCTAGGTTGCTGAGGTGCGCGGACGAATCGACACAAGAGACATTGGCCGGAAACGTCAGCAAGTGCGTCGCTAGCTGGTCGGCTCGTGCAATTACGCTGGCTGAAGAAATGGAGCTGAGCAATGTTTGATTTTGACAAGAACACGGGTGAGATTTGGATCTACGATGTCATTGGCCCCGCTTGGGCGGGCATGATCGACGCTGGCTCGGTTATTGGTGCGCTCAAAGCGATGGGCGGTCGAGATGTTACGTTGCGAGTGTCGAGTCCAGGCGGTAGCGTTTGGGATGCAGTCGACATCTACAACGCGATTGAACGCTATTCAGGTCGAGTAGTCGCTGAAGTCGATGCTCTAGCAGCGTCGGCGGCTTCTTTCTTAATTTTGGCCGCAGATGAAGTGCGAGCCGCCAAAAATGCAATGGTAATGATTCACCAAGCAAGCACGATGACTTTTGGAAATGCCGAAGCGCATCAAAAGACGATCGAGGTGCTGAGCAAGGCCGACAATATCCTAGTTGAGATGTACGCAAAAAAGACTGGCAAGCCCGAGGCTGAAATTGTTGACAAGCTCAAAGCCGAAACGTGGTTCACCGCAAAAGAAGCTCTAGAGTTTGGATTGATCGATTCCATTGGTGGCGTCAGCAGTGTTACTGCGCAGGTGCCAGAAGGATTGTTCAATAATGTCCCTGAATTCTTGCGAGTGAAGCCAGAAGCGGGAACGCGGACGGCGTACCCAGAAGCGAGGGAAGCGGCCAAGCTGCGAATGGTCGCGGAAAAACTTCGCGCGAGGGTGTAAGGAAAGAAATTTTGCCTTGACATTATGTTTTGGCAATCATACATTTAGCCGTACCAACAAATCAGAACTGCTGAATCTGCGGAACTAGTTAGCGTCGTAGGCAGCCGGACTGAAAACATCACATGTTTTCAGCCAGCTATCACGACGTTTTTTCGTTTCTAGCTGGCGTAACCCAGCTAGGAGCAAAAATGCTTACCGCCAAAGAATTGCGAGAAAAACTTGCAGCGCTGATTGCCGAAGTCGATACGATTGTTGCCGTCGCGACTGAAGAAAAACGAGAGCTTACCGACGAGGAAAAGACTCGTATCGATGCCATCCAGGGCGTCGAAGGTAAGCCCGGCGAACTTGACAAGATCAAGGCCGAAGAAGAGCGAGCACTGAAGATTGAAAACCTTCGCACTGTTCGCGCTCGTGAGCTTTTGGGCGCAGCACTTTCTGTGCAAACTCCGCACATCGCAGGCGGTGACGGCGAGTCTCTTTCTTCGCGAATTGTTGTCCCGCGAAACCAAAGCGTTTTCGGGAAACTGAAGGCTTTTTCTGGCGATACTGCACCACAAGACGCTTACGTGTCTGGTTTGTGGATAGCAGCAACGTTCTACAATCACAAGCCATCTCGCAAGACTTTGGAGTCTATCGGACTTCAAAACGCGATGAGCGAGTCGGAAGATGATCGCGGCGGAATCTTTGTTCCAGTTGAGATGGAAAGAGCTATCATTCGACTGGTTGAGAGCTACGGCGTTATTCGCCAATTCTCAAACGTTGTTCCGATGAGTTCGGACCGCAAGGTTCAGCCGGTTCGCGTGTCTGGATTGACTGCAACGCCAGTTGCAGAAACCAAGCGGTCGAACGAAGGCAGCAACACGGTTGCGGCTCAAGATGTCATCTGGACAAACATTGAATTGATTGCCCGAAAGTGGAAGGTTGTTTGCAAGTGGTCGGATGAGCTTGACGAAGACTCGCTTATCCGCATGGCAGACGCGGTTGCTGTTGAAGCTGCTTTGGCCTTTGCTTATAGCGAAGACAATTGCGGATTCAATGGAGATGCAACTTCGACTTACCACGGAATCAACGGCATTTTCAATGCGGTTGCCGCTGGTTCGATCTACACAGCAGCGACGGGAAACACTGCGTTTTCCACGCTTGACCTTGCAGACTTCGAGGGCATGGCAGGTCAGCTTCCAGACTACCCAGGAATCACACCTGCTTGGTTCATCAGCAAAGAAGGCTACTACGCTTCAATGCACCGCTTGTTGATGGCTGCTGGTGGCAATACTGCAAGCAACCTTGAAATGGGCGGACGTCCAATGTTCCTTGGCGCTCCAGTCGTGTTCGGCAATGTATTGAACAAGGTTCTGACGGCTCAAACCAGCACGAAGATTCTTGCATTCGGTGACTTGCGTTTGGGGACTATGTTTGGCGACCGTCGCAGCATGACGATGAGCCTCACGGACCAGCGTTATTGGG